GGAATAATTCACTGTCTGGAAAATTTGAAGATCCGAATAGTATTCCTGGATGGGGAAGGAGATATAAAGTTCGTATCATGGGTCTCCATGATAAAGAAGAGGAATCTATTCCATCAGATCAATTGCCTTGGGCAAATCTTATGTATCCAGTTACTGCTGGTGGTGGACAGACAAATGCAAGCACAACTCCTGCAATTCGACAGGGTAATTTTGTCTTTGGATTCTTTCTGGATGGATCTGATCAACAGGTTCCTATCATCATGGGTATTCTGGGTAACAATGCCCAGACCTCAATGGCAACAAAGATTGGTACGACTGCATCCAATTTTTCTTCCACTAGTGGATATGCAGAAGGTAAAAATCCTCCAGCAGGAAGTTCCAAACCAACAGCACCTGATGAGGGTTTGGTTACAAAGAAACCATCAAATTCTACATTATCACAAGCAATTGCACCACCTCCACCTGGAACTAAACTTAATAAGTTTGGACTGAGACCAGATCAACCTCTCAGTGCAATTCCAGATGGTTTACAAGTCGCAAACGCTGCTAGAGAGCAAGCAAGAAGCGAAGGTAAGTCAGTTCAGGAAGTGGAAGAAGCCGCGATGCAAGCGGTAGCAGATCACGTTAAAAAATTAAGAACACAACAAGAGTCTCCAGCAACACCAAGTCAAGGGAATCCAACAAAGGAAAATCCCGATGCGATGCATCAACTCTCTTCTGCTGATGTGAAACGTGAATCTAAAATTAGAGAGTGTAATGTTATAATGAAACCTGATCCTGATCAGTTCGTTCAATCAGCAATATCATCAATTCAAACAATTATTACTAAATTAACTGAGAGATTAAATTCATATCTTGCAGCGATATCTAGTTACATTGATGCAGTATCAAGTACAATTTCAAATATACAGAAATTAATTAGTGATGCTGCCTGTGAAATTGCAAAGTATATGAAGATTGTGATGGATAAGATCATGGAATATGTCATGAAGCAACTTAATAAGGCAATGTCGTCTGCAGTAGCAGCTTTGCCTACACATATGAGAACAATGTTTGCAGATTTGAAGGAGAAAATTGGAGAATTGATTTTATGTTTATATGGAAAATTAACTGAAAATGTTTGTGGTCAAATTGAAAGTCTTTTAACTGATGCATTAGATATGGGTAATGCTGAGGCAAAAGCAAGACAAAATTATGAAAATAATGATGGAGATGATGTGAAGAGAAATCCAAGAGTTCCAACATGTTATGCTGAAGATGTTGTTGCAAAAATCTTATATTCAAATCAAAGTGAAATTGATTCTGCTAACAAAAATATTTTAGATAATGTAAATGAATTCGTTAAAGATATGCAAAGCGAACTTGCAGGTGTAAGTGGATCTATATCTGATATTTTAAGTCAGGTTTCAGATGTTGCTGGTAGTATTAGTGGTGCTCTCTCATTTACAAATATTAGTCTCAATATATTTGGTTGTGAATTAAGACCAAATGTAGCAGTATCTGATAAGTATTGTATGGCACATGGTGGATCCGCACAACCAGATACTAAGTTCCCAAGTTTGAAATCTATTGAAGATTCAGTATCTAATGGAATTGATAAAGTTCTTCCACCACCCCCAGAGGCATTTGCACCACCTCCTGCAGGAACTGCTGTCATTAACCTCTTAACTAACAACTAAATATCTTTACGACAAATAATAGGTAGTCAATAAATCAGCATGTCGTTTAATCTCTTCGGACCAGCAGACAAATGTGATATTAGGGTTGGATATATTTCAACCACAAGAGGTTACGTTGATGGTGTCAACCGATATGAAGCTAATAAGTATGCAAAATTGAATCCAGGAACTCAATTTATTCTTAGAAGAAGAGATAAAATTCAGTTCATGAATATCAATGAAGTTAATAAATTAGAACCAAAGGATCTTCTTCCAGAAAATTCTGCTGGTGGCAGCAGAGGATGTTCTGGTATTACCGGACTTGATATTTACGATGATGATGGTGGAATAAGATCAGATGCTTTTGATGATGCAAATCCATATGTTAATTTTTCAGGTGGTAATGGAATAGGAGCAAGAGCTAATCCTATATTTGGATCTGATGGCAGTCTACTTGCTGTAGATTTGATTGATGGTGGGTGGGGGTATGCATATGCACCAGTCACAGAAGTAGTAGATGAATATGGTATTGGTGCTGGAGCAGTTGTCCGATCTATTATGGTTGGAGACCCTGCATATTCTAAATGTGCATTCGTTGAGACTGTTCAAACTTTTGAGAAAGAAGAAGATTTTGAGGAGTATGACTTAAGCACATGTGGTCCATCGGAAATAGTTTCTTTTGGTAAGAGATATAACGCAGATGGAGAAGAGGTTGGTGTGTGGGATCCAACCACATATGCAACTCTTAGAGGAAATCCTGTAGAGATTGAGCAAAGAAGATATCAAGATTTCTTAGAATCTTTAAGAGGTGGTACAAGAGTAAATCTTCAGGATAATACTATCCGTAATTGGTGGACAACTCAAAGAGAAAAACCATTACAAGTCACTGCTCTTAATAAAAAGTCTAGAATTATTCATAAGGTAACTCATCCCGCATGGAGTGAGTTTATGAATAAGTATGCTGTCTCTCCAGTTCCACCATCAAATGTTCCTGGTAGTGACTTTGCTGGAATAGAACATACATTAGAGTGGGAAGAGGACTTTCCATATGATGGTGATTATAATTTTAGATATTCTGCAGATAATGTTGCTGACATTTACTTAGATAATATATTGGTTGGTAGAACAACTAGGTTTAAAGATTCTCCGGATAAGTTAAAGAAATTTGTTACTGCTGGAGTTCATAGAATTAGAGTTGACCTGGAGAATATCCCTATTCTCAAAACAATAAAAAAACAAAAAGATGAGAAAAAATATATTAACACTGAGTTTGAAGTTTATGGACAAGGAACTCAAAGACACCGTGCAGTAAAATTTAGTTTCACATCTGAGGGTGGAGCACACTCTTTTGTTTTAGATAATGTCCAGAGGAGTGGTAACTCATATAAAAAGAATATAAAAGTTCTTAGAAATACAAATTATAATGTTGTTGCTGTTGCAGATGCTGCTAAAACAGAACCACAAATTGGTGAAAGAAAATTTAAAATTCAGTATGGCAATAATGCCTCACCAACAACAGGAAAAAGAATTGTCAATAAAGGAAAAAAGATAGAGTTTGATGATAATATCAATAATGGATTTGATCTTAACGCAAGTTTAAAAATTGTATCTAGTTCTCCTGGACTTTCAGCTAAGTTCTCTGAGGATGGTACAAAACTAATTGTAAAAGGTCAAAATAAGGGTGATGTTACCATTAGATTTGAGTGGGATGATGACCCTAAAACTTCTGGACTTGCTGTAGGATCAGTCACTATTGGAGACACAACATGGACTCAAAGTGGAGAGAAAGGTGGCATTACAAAAACTGTAAACATCAATAAAATCTCAAATATTAAGTCAAATTCGGGCATCGTAGAACAAGGGACATTACAAAGTTTTGGAGTTAGCGATAAAGAACGGGGTAATAAACCAAGTAAAATTATTTTTGCTGATTATGTTGGATCAGCTAATGATAATGATGATATGCAGGTTAGAGTTAATAGAGGAATCTTCACTCCATCAAATAAAAAAATTATAAAAGGTGTTGGTCCACAAGGAAATCAAAAAAGAGGAACTTTTGATTTAACATTTAGAGTAAATGTCAAATCAGAGTCAGGAGGATCAACCTCTTCTAATTCTGGTTTTGAAATGGAGGAAGTTTTTAATACCAAGAAATCAATTAATGACGCAGACAGGAAACTTTGGAGAATAAATCCTGAGGCAGGAAGAGATGCTGATTTCTTATCTCGTTTTGGTGTTCTTCCATTCAATCCTCAAACCAGTAAAGCAACTACTGATGATTTTGATGGAACTCATATTATTAGATGGGAGTATGTGGACTTTCCTATTACTGGAAACTATAATTTTGAGATTATGGTTGATGACTCTGCAGAAATTTACATTGGTAATCGCTCTGGAGGCGGACAGAAACAAATTGGTAACGGACTTCGTGATATTAACAATGGTGGTGATGAAACAATTATTAGAAAGAAAGGATTTAGTAGTCTAGGTAGAAGCACTGGTAAGAGTTTTGAAACAAGATTTTTTGAAGCAGGGAAGTATAGAATTCGTGTAGAACTGAAGCAGATTAGGGGTAAACCTCTTGCTGCAGGCAATCCCATGGCATTTGCTATGAGGATAAAAACCACACTCAAAGAAAAAAAAGTTGTATCTGCAAAGTCTTGGAACGAAAATCCAATGGGTGTTGCATTATCAATTGATTCTCCCCTCCCACCAGCACCACAAGAACTTCCACCACAACAGGAAGGAAGATGTCCTCGTAATCCTTTCTGGACAACTAGATTCCCTGGATCTAAACAAAAATGGTTCCCCGTGACTCATCCTGCATGGAGTGCATTTACTAATCGTTATGCAATGTCACCTGTATTACCATTGAGTAAACTAGACTCCGATGGGGGTGGAATAGTTTACAGAACCTCTTGGGTTATTGATGCGCCATATGATGGTTTCTATGGGATGAAGGGAACAGTTGATAATGGAGGAAGAATTCTTGTCGATGATAAAGTAATCTTGGAGGGTGGACTTGGTTTTAATGGAAGAACTTTGAAGGGGTTTAAGACAGATTTTCCTGATACTGTAAAGTTTCCACTAGAAGAAGGAAAACATACAATCACTGTTGAAGTTGTCAATGAAGAAACTGATACTTTTAAGACAGTCAAGAAAAAGGTTTTTGATACTAAAGATTGGTTGACTAAACCAAAAGCAGCAACAACTGGTAAAAGTCATAAGGTTACTTATATTGGATTGAATAAAGGTGGTGATAATGGAGAATATACAATAAGTTACTCTGGTGATGGTCGATCCTTTGGAAAGAGAATGGTGTCACAAACAAAATTTGAGTTTGATGACGATGTGGATAATGGATTTGATCTTAACTCCTCTTTTGAGATTCTGTCTACTTCACCTGGTATTAAGGCCAAGTTCAATGATGATGGATCAAAGTTACTTGTTAGTGGAAAAGAAACGGGAACAGTAACACTTAAGTTCACTTATGATGACGATCCAAAAACCAAAGGAACTGCTGTAAAAGAAGTCAAGGTTGGTGGTAAAACTTGGAAAGCATTAGGAGAGAGAGGATCAGAAACTCTTACGATTGATGTTAGAACCAGTAGCAGTAAAAAAGATAATCCGATAAGAGTATCATCGAACGGAAAGAAAATTACTATTGATGATAATCCTGTAAATGGATTTGATGTCAACACTACTTTTGAGATTGTTTCTGGAAAGGCTACATTCTCTAAAGATGGTCAGAGTATCGAGGGTGATGGTAAAGTTGATATTAAGTTGTCATGGGATGATGATCCTGGTGTTTCTGGTGTGGCAGTAGAGAAGATTAAGATTAGAGGTGTGACTTGGACTCAATCTGGTAGGAGAGGTGAGCAAAAACAAAGTGTAGAACTTAAGGGAGGATCTGCAGCATCGGGATTATCCAGTGGAACCAAAGGTGGTGTAAATTACGTTGGACCAACCGAACTTGCTACTTATAAGAAAGGATTTTTATCTCC